CAGATGTTTCAGTTGAAAGAATGGTTGCTGGCGCAGGGTTTTGCGATTTTTGAAGGCGAGGACGAAAGCCTCAACAAAAAAGCCATTGAGAATATGTTGAAGCAAGACCTTCCGAACAATGTGAAAGAGGTTTTGAAAATCCGACGCGATGGCGGCAAGTCGTCCGTTGCGAAGTATCAGGCGATGGTCGACCGAGTTTCGGCCGATGGCCGCGTGCGCGGGAATTTGATGTATCACGGCGCGAGCACAGGGCGGTGGTCCGGCGCAGGCGTGCAGTTGCAAAATCTGCCGCGCGATACGGTCAAAGATTGGGATTGGTCACGGGACCACTTGCATCCGGTTTCTAAAGATACACTTGGGCAATTGTCGCGCATGATTCGTGGAACGATTTGCGCCGCGCCGAATCATCGGTTGGTTTGGGCTGATTACGCGGCCATCGAAGCACGTGGGGTCGCATGGCTTGCGGGTCAGAAGAACCTTGTCAATCAGTTTGCGCACAACGGGAAAGTTTACGAGGAGATGGCGTCGATGATCTTTGACGTCCCCGTGCAGGAAATCGGTAAGGACTCGAAGGAGCGTTTCCTTGGCAAGACAGTTATTCTTGGTTGTGGTTACAGCATGGGTGCGCAAAAGTTTCGGCAATCCTGCGCAGCGATGGGTACGGATATTTCGGAAGAGCTGGCGCAAAAAGCTGTGTCGACCTATCGCGAGCACTATTCAAAGATTCCATTGCTGTGGAACCGTTTGAACGACGCAGCGATGTCTGCCGTCCAGCAGCCAAAAATGGAAACGCAATATCAAGGCGTGTCGTTCTATTCCGACGGAAACTGGCTTTTGATCCGGTTGCCTTCTGGCCGGAAGTTGTTTTATCGGTCGCCCCGGATTGTTTCGTTCGCTGGGCCGTTTGGTTCACGTCCCGCTGTAGAATATATGGCGGTAAATTCCATGACAAAAAAATGGGGTCCAGAACGGACTTTTGGCGGGAAGCTGACCGAAAATATTGTGCAGGGTATTTGCCGTGATCTGATCGCAGGTGCAATGATTGCACTCGAAGCAGTTGATTACCGCGTCATTGCCTCAGTGCACGATGAAGTGATTTGTGAGTTGCCCGATGGGTTTGGGACGCAAGAGGAGATGAAAAAGATAATGTGTAAAGTACCGGATTGGGCGGCTGGGTTCCCCATCGCTGCCGAAGCCAAAGAAGGGTTTAGATATGGAAAATGAGTTCATTAAGAACGATGGGGATAAGCCTCGTTTTGATTTGATCCCGCCTGAATTTTTATGGGGCATGGCCGAAGTGCTTGAGTTTGGTGCGCGGAAATACGCTCCAAACAATTGGGCAAACGGCGCCGATTGGAGTCGGTATTATGCTGCGTTGCAACGCCATTTAAATTTGTGGTGGGCAGGCGAGGATTATGACGAGGAAACTACTTGCTCGCATTTGTATCATGCCGCATGTTGCTTGGCCTTCTTGGCCGCATATCAAACCAGAGGGATCGGTCAAGACGACCGCAATTATATGCCGAGATTTGAAAATGCAGATCGATAGTATGGAATCTTTGCTTGCAACCCTCGAAGCAGCCCGCCTTGAAAAAGGGCTTTCGGAACGGGAGCTATCGCGCCGTGCCGGGATGAAATCCCCCGGTGCCTATTGGTGGTGGAAGCGCAATATTGGAACGACATTGTTTTCCACAGCGCTAAAATATTGCGAAGTTCTTGGGTTGAAGATTACCCTATCCGCATAATAAAAAACCCCGGCAGCGGAGCAACTGCCGGGGGTACTGAGCGATGGAAAATCAAGGAAGAACACCAACGAGGCACCTATGTCAGAAAATTTATTAACACACAAGCCTTCTTTTGCGAAAGCAACACAACCTTTTATTCAACGCGGCCAACTGCCCGCCAAAGACCTGTTGCCAATCATCCCGCCCGGTGCGGCGCTGTCGCCGAAGTCGGCGGTCGATAGTTCCCAAGTTGGGAAAGTCCCCGGCCGTTTTGACTTCCGCGCGAACATCTGGTTCGGGTTGACGGGCGCATGGCCGACGATGGGTCTGCCGGACAATCTATTGCACGCTGCGCAATCATGGCCTACCGAGAATGTCGGCCTCCGTGCTGAGAATTGGCCTGCGGTTGATATTGATGTGGCCTCCGAAGAGGCGCGGGATTTGGTTGAAGGTTTGGTAAACTTTCATTTGGGCCACGCCCCGGTGCGTATCCGGGCAGGTGCTCCAAGGGCGTTGATGGTTTTTCGCAAGGTTGGCGAAGAGCCGATCCGCAAGATGCGATTGGTGTTTGAAGACGGCACGCGCGCACATGCGGTTGAAATCCTTGGCGCGGGGCAACAATATCTTATCAACGGAACGCATCCAAGCGGTGTGCCGTACGAATGGCGCGAAGGCGCAGACCTTGCGACGTGGAGCGCCGATAGCTTAATCAAGATCACCGCGCAAGACGCACGGAATTTTATGGACGTGCTTGTCGGTGAAGTTCTGGCACGTGGTTGGAAGATCACGACGGACATTCGCCTTCGGCCTTCATCGGGCGGCGTAGGCCACTCGGTCAAGGATTTGGAGCCGATTGTTTCGGTCGAGACAGCGTTGGACGCACTTCGGTCGATTCCAAACGACGAAGAAACACTTCCGATGCGTGAAGATTTGGTCGGAGTGTTGGCGGCGTTTTGTGCAGCGGCGGGACGTGATAGCCAGCAACCGGAAGTCATTACCAAAGTCACCCAATGGGCCACCGCGCACGATTGGGCTGACGCCGAATATGTCGAAAGCGTATTACGGTCGTTGACACATGTTCGCGTAGGGCCAGAGCGTTTGTTTGGCATGGCGCGGAAATATGGTTTCATCGGCGATGCACAGGAAGACTTCAAAGAAGCCGTTGCCGAAGCCGAAGCGAAAATCATTGTGGCCCAAAGCGCGTTGGACGAAAACGAAGAGCGCCTAGAAGCATTGGCAAAGCGGGTTGTGTATTGGCCTTCGGCAAAGCGTTGGGTTGATCGTGAGTCAAAGATTCAATACGATGTCTCTGCTTTCAATCAGGCACCACATTTGGGTGTAATGATTGCACCGACTGGCGCGACTGGAATCAAAACCGCATCAAATCTTTTGCTGAACTCCACCCGCGCACAGACGGTGAGCGGCATGACATATCTGCCCGGCCAGCCGCAGCTCGTGACATGGGAGTTCAACGGTGTATCGAATTTCTTCTTTAACAAGTGGACGGCACGCGATGTGCCAGTATTTGTTGCAACGGATGACGATGTGCGTCCTTGGCTGAACCACGTCGAATACCTTTTCGAAAACGTCGAAGATCGCGAGTACCTTTTAGATTTCCTTGCGCATGTGCTTCAATACCGTGGTCGGAAAATCCGGTGGGCTCCGATTATCATCGGCAATCAGGGCGTGGGTAAGGACTTGTTTCTCCGGCCAATCGTCAAAGGTTTGGGCGAACGCACCAATGCTCAGACCGTGCAACCAGAACGCTTGAACGGCAACTTCATCGACTTTTGGGAAAAAGAATTGGTGATTGTTGAGGAGGTTTCTCGTACCGAACGCACGGACATTTACGAGAGAATGAAGGCCGTGATTGCGGGTACAGTATCCGACACGGTAACGATTGAACGTAAATTTGAGCAGCCCTACGAAGTACCGAACGTCGTTAATTTGATCTTCTTTTCGAACCATTCGGACGCGTTGAATTTGTCGGCGGATGATCGTCGGTTCTTTGTCCTGCACTCGTATGCCGAACCACGCGACAACGATTATTATGAGAACCTGTCGCAGACGTTTTACGAAAAGCAACTTGGTTGGCAGAAGGTTGTCAATTGGTTACGGAAGCGTGACATTTCGCATTTCAATCCTGATGCACGGCCGCGCTTCAACGAAGCAAAACAGCGCATGATCGAAGAGTCGCAGCCATATTACACGTTATGGATGCGCGACACATATCTTGCAGGGCGTTCGGTCGTGGTCATTAAGGACATTCTTGACCAGATTTCCACAGACTTTAATTTCCCTGCACGCATCCGCGATACGATGCGTAGTCAAGCGCAGGTATCAAAGGCATTGAAATTTGCCGGATGGCATTACCGCGAAAAGATGGTTCGTTTGAGCGACAAATCAAATAGCCAGAATGTTTGGTGCCGCACGAAGGTACTGGCCGAAGGCGATGCGGATATGATTCGCGCACGGTATCAGGCTGAGAAAGAAAAGAAGTTAAGCAATGTCGGATGACCTGCGGTTCAAGCGGCTGGTCAATCTTCTTAGGGAACATGGGTTAGGTCAGATCGAAGCCGAAATTTTGGCGCGGGCGATCATTTCGTTTTTTAGCGCATAGATACAGCGGTGCTGATAAAAGTGAATACAATCACAAGTACAATCAGCGCCGCACCAATGACTAGATTGAACTTCACCTGCTCGGCTTTCGCTTCAGCCTCATGTTTGGCAGCGAGCTTTTGTTCTTTTTTTATCTGGTTGATTTCAGCAACAATTTCGTCCCATGCACCGCGACCATATTCGCCGGTAATCATGTTTTTGACGTCCTGCTGCATTTGCTCGACTTGTTTGCGGGCAGTGAACGCTTTCAACGCAAGTTCTTCGGCGCTGGCGGCGTTACCCCAACTGCCTTTTGATTTGGCCGCAACTTTGGTCAGTTGGCCCGCAGCGCCCATGAGCTTTGATACATCACCGATCATCGACTGCAAATCTTTGCCATACTTCACCGCCGTCTGAATGGCGGTAAACGAAGCCTTTGCACCCATGAGGATCGTGATCGGGTCCATCAATGCTTTCCGATAAACCAATTGATTGCAAGTGTAGCAGCAGACCCAAGCACGGCAGCCAATCCCATGAACACGCGCGTGCCGCCTTTCATTTCATGGAAAGCGTCTTTGATCTCTTTGAGGTCGGCACGCATCAGGTCCATGCTAAACTTGAGTGCAGCAAGTTCCGCCTCCATTCGACCCAAATCCCGTTGCACGTCGTCGCTCATTTCGCTGCTACTCCCTTCCATTTATCAAATGACCGCATCGAGCCCAATCCAAGAAGGGCATACATAAGGGTCTGCATCATATCTTTATCGAATTGCGGTAAAGGGAAGGTTTTGCCGTATAAAGAAGCAGTCCAAACAACAATTGGCGCAAAAACGTAAGCAAAAGCAAAAGATACGCCGCAGGTCCAAAGGATAAACGGCCTTGCACCGGATACCCAAAGGCTTGGATTGGAAGCTTCGGCTTTATTTATATCAGCTTGTTGCGCGTCCTGCGCAGCGGCGTACTTTAATAACTCTGCCTGCATCTCTGCTTCTGCACGTGCTTTAGCGTTCGGGTCTGGAATGAGATCGAGTACCTTGGAGACAATCGGCGTGAGGCCGCTTATGAGGTCAAGAGGGTTCATTGATTTGTTCCTAACAAGCCGGGAACCGCACCGAGTGGTAAACGAGGCGCAGTCGCAAGAAGTTGGTTTCGAAGATAGCGTTGCGTGATTGGGTTATTCATCAAAGTACCTGCGGCGGTTGGTAATGTCATCGCCAACCCTGCGCCGATAGGTCCGCCAACATTATATCCGCCTAGGGCTAACCCCGCCAACGTAGGAATCGCGCTGCGCTGCGCGGTACTAGTATCTTGCAATGGACGAACAATCGCATCACCCGCACGGGAGATGTCATTCAAATCACC